TAACCACCCTGAACCAATTCAGGAGCAGGAACTTTAGCGATAATGTTGCCATAGACAGCAACATCATTCATACCAGGTTTGGCAACGGTGGCAGAATACTTGGGAGTTGCAGTAAAGAAGTAGCAACGCTTTGCTTCAGCAGCAAAATGCTCTACAGCAGGAAAGAAGTGACGTTGAACGCTATTGTGTGCCTCATCAAAGTAAATCGTATCCACCTCAATATCTGCCTTTGCAAGTTGCTGCAGAGAATTGTAAGTGGTGAAAATCAGTTTGTGACCTTGAGTTTGCTCATACCAAGTGCGAATCGCATTGGGACGAGTGCTGCTGAAGTGATGAGTCTCACCACTGTGAATGTGCATCACAGAAGCATTAGTGATAAACTCAAGGTATTCAGCAGACAACTGCTCTGCCAGGAGGATGCGCGGCGCCGTCACTACAATAGTCTTGGGGGTGCTAGACTGAAACACACGAATAGCATCAAAAATGCCCACGTTGGTCTTACCACCACCGGTAGGAAACACACAGATACCTTTGAGATGCTGTGCCAGAGCATCCAGAGCAACTTGTTGGTGAGGGCGAAGTTGGTACATCATCTCTCAATTCAATACACATATTATAGCAGCAAAAAAGGGGTCTTGCGACCCCCCTGTGCCAGTTTGTCAAGTGTCTATTCTTCAAGTTTTTTTGTAATATCCTCAAACTTCTTATCCCAACCTTCCTTATCTTCCGTCCATTTGTTTAGTGGACAACTATCCAAGATAATTTTTGCTTTCGCTGGAATGAAGCATCCACATTCTCTACACCTATTCTCATACTTATCATACTTGTCACAAGCTTTACAAATTTCAAGTCTTTCATCAAATACTTTATCAGAGACGATTAACACTTCTCCCTGATTTTTATGAATGTAGTTAATTACATCCCAAGAAAACTTTGCTAGATTTTTACCCTGCTCTAGTAATGAAGGATAATCTTGATTTTCGGACATTTTAATCAATTCAAATTTTAAAAATATTTATTATGGCAGATACAATCCTTTAATTGTTGAGGAATTAATTGTGCCGTCAACAGAATAGTTAGAACCAGAAATTGCTCTTCCAGCAGATCCACCATTTCCACTGTTTGCTGTATTACTTCCATTTGACCCCCAATCTCCACCATTTCCACCAGTTTCCCCCGTCGCACCATCAGTAGATCCACATCCGTTATTTGGTCCGCCAGCAGATCCTGCGGATCCTGATAAAGACCCCCCATTATTATAACCCCTTCCGGGTCCACCATCTCCTCCTGTGCCACCAGTTCCTCCAGAAACTACATAGGTTCTGGTACAAGTTCTGTAATGTGTCCATTGACTATTTTCCCACCAACAATTACCCCACCAGTTACAGACTTGTCGTCGATTACATGCTCCCCCACTCCAACAACCTCCTTCAGTATATCCACTTGCACATCCTGGGCATCCACCACAATTTTCTGCAGTGTAAGAATCGCTACAAGTTCCAGAGGCACCAGTAGCACCAGTAGCTCCTTTTTCTCCTCCGCCGCCACCTCCATAAATGTTGGCACCACTTCTCACAAATACAACAATATTATTTCCTCCAGAAGAATTCATAGACAGAGCAGGACCACCACTACCACCACTAATTGTCGCAGATGTTCCCCCAGATCCAGAAGCTCCGTAGATACCACCAGAAACATCAACGGTTAAATTATAAGCAGTAGTATTAAAATCAGCTGCAGTTAAAGATATAGAGTTAGATCCACAAGTTCCGTTGATATACATCCATTTTCTGATATTTTTAGTTAGATTGCTATTCCAGGATTGAGCATCAATATCAAAGTTGACATCAGTTCCAGTTTGAGTAATGTAATAATACTTGATTGAATTTCTGAATTGAGATATTGCTAAATTAGAAGAAGTAGAAATACTGTTGTTTTCTGTGGCATCTGGAACGGTTGGGTTCGTATTTGTTGTTGTTGTATTTCTTCTCAATTCAGAAGCACTAATTTGCCCCGATGCAACCTCTTTAAAATTAGTTCTCAAAGAACTAAAAGAAATCGATCCAGAAGAATAATATGGTCCTGCTTTTGTTACGGCTGCCGACATTCACTCACCACTTTTTAATGATTATTTATGATTGCTGACCCATTTAAAACAGAACGATGAGGCACATTCATGTTTTGCGTTTTAGCTCTTTTCACTTCTTCGTAACGCAAACGACAGTTATTTAGAATTTCATCACCATTTGGTAAAGAATCTAGAAATTTCTTTATCGACTCTGGTCTAAACATTTTCAGACCTTGAGCGACTTGAATGTAACTATCAACGTGCCAAAACTCTTTGCCATTTTCAATACTAATTTCTTCTAGAAACTCTTCTCTACATTTTTCATCAAATGCTTTTACCCACTCTGTTTTGTAGGAAGTCATATATCTCCAAAATTCAGAATCTGTACGATTGGTATTGTAGTGTAAACATACAAACTCTACGACTTCTTTATACAAACTATTACAACGACGGTTACATTCCATTCTGTTGTATTTTAAGTTATTGAGAGTTGAATTATACTCAATAAAATCTTTTAGTTGCTGAATAATAATATGAATACCAGTGGATTCTAAAGGCTCAATAAATCCACTTGACAATCCCACTGCCATACAATTACCTATCCAGTGATTTTCATAATATCCTGGATTGTATTCAATAATTCTATCTGTTTGAAGTTTTGTATTAAAATTTTCTAGAAGCCACTGATTGTATTTTTCTCTTGCTTCTTCATCAGAAGTAAATCTAGATGAATACAAGTATCCGGTTCCGTATCTATTTCCAATCGGAATTCTCCATATCCACCCATTGTCAGTTGCTTCTGCCAAAGTATACGAAGGAACTTCTGCAAATTGATGAGGAACTTGTTGTGGAATTGCTCTATTAATAGGCAAATAGTCTGATATATCATTCCACTTTGGGTTTAATTCTTTAAGTAGGATAGAATTAAATCCAGATGCATCAATATAAAAATCTGCTTTTACTTCACCAGAATTTCTAAAGACAATACTCTCAATATTTTCACCATCAGAATTTACCTTTTCTGCAATATCATCAATGATTTCAATATCATTCTCAATTCTTTCTTCAAGATATTTTGAAAATACTTGAGTGTCTATGTGTAGAGCGTGAACAAATCTAAATGTATGACTCGGCAATGTTGAAGTTGCTTTGGAGTAATTCATTCCTCCATCATAATCATCAATTAAGATTGAATATAAACTTTCGGGATAATGTGTATTAGAAAAATCTAATTCAGGAAATCCGTGAAAATATTCTACTCCAGGAATCCAATCCTTAAAGTTGATTCCCAATTTTACAGTGCTTCCAGTGTCCTTCAGGAAATCAGTAATATCTACATCTAGATATTTTTTTAGGAAATATGTGACAATTGGTGTTGTGCTTTCACCAACTGCAATGTTTCTTTTCTTTGCATCATAATATAAAGAAACACTTACTTGGTCCCCCCACCGTTTTTTTATCATTGTCGCAGCAATTAACCCAGAGGTTCCAGACCCAAGAATTACAAATTTTTTCATATTTACAAATTAGTTTATACTATTTAATGGAAATCTGTCCAACCAACTCCAGTATAACCCTGAAACTTATTGGTTGTCAAATTATAAACAATTGCTCCAATTTGAGTAATCAGTCCTACTCTTTCTGACGATGTTATTCTTGGTATAATCATAAAGGATGCAATCTTATTCGTAATACCATATCCAGCATTTGAGAAGTCAACTGCTGCTAGGGCAATTGTGGTCCCTACACCGACTGTAGAAGTATTATCAAAAATTAAGTTAGCTCCATATGCATTGATAATGGATTGATATCCTTCATCTGGAGGATAGATATCAACGTTTCCATAAACACCCAAGTGTGCATCAGTTGAGGTTGTTCCAATTCCAACACCATCAGAATAAACATATCCACCAACAACTAAACTTTCGTTTGGAATAACAT